ATCTCGACTTCCAGACGGTGACGATCACCTTCCTCCCCTCCGAGAAGGAGCGCGCGGAGAAGGCATGGGAGGTCGCCCGGACCGATCTCACCGGCGCCGACGAAGTCTGGCTGGCCCGGTTCGAGGAGTCGGAGCGCACCCTCGACGCGCTCGACACCGCCGGGCGCGCCTACGGCGTAACCAACGCCGCCACGGCGCTGATGATCGTCCTCGACATCTTCGAGCGGAACGTCCGCGAACTCCAGGACGGCTACCTGGCCCCCGACGGCGAGGCCCACGAGGGCAAGAGGATGGTCCCGACCGCCACGGTCGTCGGGCAGGAGATCACCGCCGGCGCCGCGTCCGTGATCCAGCGCGCCATCGCCCGGATGATCGAGCGCGACGAGGCAGGCACGCCCGGGCAGGCGATCGAGCTCCTCGCGGCCGACTACCTCTCCGGCGCATGAACTTCGACAGGGCCGCGACCGCCAGGTAAGGGGCGCGGGGTGTGAAACCGATCGGCCGAGCACGCGACTGCAGCGCAAGGGTGAATTGACAAGCCCGCCCGGTCTGAGGTCCACGGCGGAAAACACAACCGGCCCGCCCTGTCCTTCGCCTGACGTCACCACACAGCTTCCACCGGGGCGAGACGCCCCCAGCAACACACCAACCCCCACGACCCGGGCGCGATGCCCGAGGAGGCGAGATGCCGATGAACAACGTGAGAGGACGAGTGCTGGATGCACTCCGCAAAGCCGTAATCGAAGACCCCGACCGGACCGCCCGCGAGCTGGCCTACGAGATCGGCGAGGAACCCGGCCCCGTGGTCCAGGCGCTCTTCGGCCTGGAGGGTGAGGGCTCCGTGCAGCGTCGCCGCGGCCGCCGTGGTGCCCGCTGGAGCCTGGCCTGATGGCGAAGACGATCGCCAAGGGCAAGGCGGAGATGCCCCCGAAGGACGAGTGCGGCCACCCGACCAAGGCGGGCCACCCCTGCACCAACCCGAAGAAGAAGGGCGAGGACCTCTGCGCCTCACACCTGAAGCTCACCGCCCGCCCGAGCAAGCTGGCCGAGGCGAAGGACCTGATCGTGCAGGCGCTGGAAGTGGGCAACACCCGGGAGGGCGCCTGCGCCTACGCGGGGATCGGGACGTCGACCTTCTACGGGTGGATGGAGCGGGGCGAGGCGGACAAGGAGCGGGAGGTCGAGAGCGAGCACGGGGAGCTTGTGGACGCGGTCACGCGCGCGGAAGGCATCGCCCGGCAGTCGCTGGTGGTCGAGATCCGCAAATCCGCCACCGGCTTCGTCAACCCGGAGACGCGGAAGCGCGAAGGCAAGGACTGGCGCGCGGCGGCCTGGCTGCTGGAGCGTCGTCACCCGGACGAGTGGGCCGAGCGCAAGGACGTGCGGCACTCCGGCTCCCTCCGGACCGAGCCCGTCGACATCCCGAACGACGCCGAGCGGGTCGAGGAGGTCGGGAGCATCCTCGTCGGCATCGGCGTGATCGGGGGCGAGTGATGGCGCTCACGCCGAAGGAGGGGCTTCGCCGTCGCAACGGCAAGATGCCCGACAAGAGGGTAGTCACCTTCATCCCCGACGGTGACGGCTACGGATTCGTCCGTTGCAACTGGGAGCTGGAGCCCCGCACGACGCGGATCGCGGAGTGGACGCTCGAGAACCTCGCGCACGGCTGCCACGCCGAGCTTGTCGTGAAGGCGGCTTGGTGATGGCCTTCGAGATCCGCATCCTGGCCGAAGTCCGGAACCTGAACCCGGTCAGCGAGGACGGCTTCAGCCTGGCCGGCGACGACGCCGGCGTGCTGATTCGCTGCGACAAGTCGGCGACGATCGCCGTCGACACCGACGCGAGCCTCTCCGACGTCTTCGTGCTGTCCGCCGCGCAGGCCGCGGCGATGGGCGACGAGGTCCTGACGGAGGTCAAGACGCAGCTGGGGATCGTGGAGCGAAACGCGAGACGGGAGGAGACGACATGAGCCGGAAGATCGAGGAGATCCTGGGGGACGCCCGAGGTGAGCTCCAGGAGCGCGAGACGCGCCTGGTCGCGATGGCCTCGCAGGTGAAGGCGGAGCTCGATGAGGTCCGGAGGGCACTTCGCAAGCTGGGCGCGCCGACGAGGCCGAAGCCGTCCACGCCCGCCGAGCCTGCGGTCGACCCGCACCACTTCGAAGCGCAGCTGCTCGGCGCGCTCGACAAGTCCGACGAGCCGATGACGGCCTCCGATCTCACCACGGCGTGTTCCCTGGGGCGGACGCCGCAGGGGACCGCGATGAAGCTGCGACACATGGCCCGCGAGGGTCGGGTCGCCCAGGTGGAGGACGGCTGGGTGCTCGCAGCCGACGCCCCGCAGTCCCCCGCGGCGGAGTAGCCGAGCCTGATGGCAGATGGGGGACGCTGACGACGGCTGGGAGCAGATCCGCGAGCGCGGCCTCTTCGTACCCCGGCTGACGAAGTACATCCCCCACGTCCCGACGCCGAAACAGCATGCGGGGTTGCTGCTGCCGCAGCGCGAGGTCCTCTATGGCGGCGCCGCGGGAGGAGGCAAGAGCGACTGGCTCCTGATGGGGGCGCTGCAGTACGTCGACGTGCCGGGCTACTCGGCGCTGCTGCTGAGGCGGACCTTCAAGGAACTCGAGCTCGAGGGTGGGCTGCTCGAGCGCGCCTGGGAGTGGCTGGCGAAGACGGATGCGGTCCCCCACGACGGCGGGATGCGCTGGACCTTCGGGGATCCCGACGACGAGAAGTCGGCGGTGCTGCAGTTCGGCTACCTCGACTCGCCGAACGATCACCTGCGCTACCAGGGATCGAACTGGCAGTACATCGGCTTCGACGAGCTCACCCACTTCCGCGAGAAGCAGTACCGGTACCTCTTCTCCCGCCTGCGACGGCCGGACGTCAGCGACGAAACGCCGGAGTGGAAACGGGAGATGATCGAGCGCCTCCACGCCGTGCCGCTGCGGATGCGGGCCGCGTCCAACCCCGGCGGCCCGGGCCACGAATGGGTGAAGCGCCGGTTCGGGATCTACCGGCCCGAGGGCGAGGACGAGCGGCCGCGACTCTGCCACCGGCCCGAATGGGTGCGCAGGGAGAACCGCGTCTTCCTGCCGGCGACGCTGCGTGACAACCCGCACCTCGATACCGAGGAATACCTCGCGTCGCTGGGCGAGCTGGACGAAGTCACCCGCCGCCAGCTGGAACTCGGGGACTGGGACGCGAAGGAGGCGGGCGAATACTTCCGCCGCGAGTTCTTCGAGATCGTCGACGTTCTGCCCGACGCCGCCGATTGCCGGTTCGTCCGCTATTGGGACCTCGCCGCCACCGAACCCAGCGAGCGCAACGAGGACCCGGACTGGACGGTCGGACTGCGGATGGCGAAGCACCCGAACGGGACCTACTACATCGCCGACGTCCGCCGGATGCGGAGACGTTCGGACGCGGTCGAGCACTCCGCACACCAGGCTGCCGAGGAGGACGGCAAGGCGACGTCGGTATGGATCGAGCAGGAGCCCGGCGCTAGCGGCAAGGCGCTGATCCTCCACTGGCAGCGCGACGTGCTGGCGGAGTACGAGGTCCGCGGCCACGCGCCCAGCGACTCCAAGGGCGTGCGGGCTCGCCCGGTCGCCTCCAAGGCGGAGGCCGGGCTGGTGAAGCTGGTCCGCGGCGCCTGGAACACCGAGTTCCTCGACGAGCTCGAGGCGTTCGCGCCGGGCGCGGACGAGGACTCCGACGCCCACGACGACCAGGTCGACGCGCTCAGCGGCGCGTTCACCGTGCTGTCGCAGACGGCGCCGGCGAAGAGCCAGAGCTACCGCGGCGGCCGCGGGCAGGAGCCGGAAGTGGTCGAAGGCGACATCCGGTTGAAGGGCGAGCGCTACATCGACAAGTAGGAGAGCCGTGAGCGAGATCAGCGTCGACGACAACCTGTACTGCGGCTCGCTGCCGGTCGACTCCACCGACCCGGAATGGCTGAAGGAAGCGGCCAAGATGGGCGACGAACGCCTGGACCGATACGACGTCTACGAGCGCCATTACGACGGCGATGTCAAGCTCGAGGGCCTCGACGACCGGGCGAAGAAGGCGCTCGAAGGCGAAGGCGTGCCGTTCAACGAGAACTTCGTCGAGATCGTGGTCGACACGATCGCCAACCGCCTGCGGGTCGACGCGCTGCAGGTGACCGACAACGACGCCGCCACCGAGTGGATGAAAGAGCGGCTCTGGACGCCGAACCGGCTGAACGTGCTGCAGGGGGTCGTCCACGTCGAGACGCCGAAGCTCGGCGACGGGTTCGTTGTGGCCGGCTGGGACGAGCGGCGCGGCCGCGCGACCTACTCCTGGAACCACCCGAAGCTGCACAAGCCCGTCTACTCGTCCGAGGACGCCTCCGAGCTGCTCTATGACGTGAAGCGGTGGTCCACCTGCGTCGCCGGCCCGAGCAATCCGAACGGCGAGCCGATCTGGCGGATGAACGTCTACTTCCCCGACCGCATCGAGAAGTGGTTCTCGGCCGACAAGGAGGGCGAGGAGTGGGCGCCCTGGTTGGATCGCCTGGAGACGGACGACGAGGGCGCCCCGGTCACCGACGACCGCGGCGAGCTCGTCTTCGAGTGGCCGACGCCGTGGGTGGACGGCGCCGACGAGCCTCTCGGGATCCCGGTCTTCCACTTCCGCAACCGCCCGCAGGGCCGGGCGCTCGGCCGCTCTGACGTGCGCGGGGCCATCCCGTTCCAGCGCGAGCTCACCAAGCAGCTGGTCGACCTCTTCTACGTGATGGACGAGCAGGGCTGGCACCAGCGCTGGGGCACTGGGGTCGGCGTCGGGGACAGCATCAAGGTGGCGATCGGAGAGTTCGTCACCTCGGCCGACCCGAACGCCCGCTTCGGCCAGTTCGCGGCCGAGGATCCGACCAAACTGGTCGCCGCGATCGAAGCGACGCTGACGCGGATGTCGGCTCGCACGGGGACGCCGCTGCACGACCTGATCAAGGGCACGCCGCCTTCCGGCGAGGCGCTGAAGACGGCCAACGCCGCGCGCGACGGTCGCGCCCACAACTTCGCCGACGTCAACGGGCCCTCCTGGGCCGACGCCTCGCGCATGGGCTGGCGCCTGGAGGCCGAGTTCGGCGACAGCGACGCGCCGGCGTACGACGAGGCCGCCGACCTGCGCGTTATCTGGTCGCCGCCTGAGGACCGCTCCGAGAAAGAAGAGGTCGAAATCGCGGAAGCCCGCCAGCGGGTCGGCGTGTCGAAACACACGACGCTCGTCGAGCTCGGATACGACCCCGACGAGGAGGCGAAATGGCGCGAAGAGGAGCAGAAGGCCTCCGCGGAAGCGATGGCGCGCTCGATCGTCGGCGGCGGCTTCGGCGGCCCGGATGGCGGGGAAGACGGAGAGAAATAGGGGTGGCGCCGTGCTGAACACCGTCGTCTCGATCCTCTGCGTCGTCGCCCTCTGGGGCTTCGCGATCGCGCTGGTGAGGTTCCCCCGGTGAGCGACCTACCGGACGGCTCCGTCGAGCATTGCTCTGTCACCGTGACGAGCTACTTCGACGACGACGGCGAGATGCAGTACGTCGTCGAGACCACCGGATCCGCTCCCTGTTCGACCTACGTCGGACTGCTGGAGATGGGCAAGCACGACCTGCTGGTCCACCGGGACAACGGGGAGCTGTGACCGAGCTCGAACGGCAGATCGAGGCCCAGCGCCGGCGCCTGCTGGCGGTGGAGCGGAACGGCGCCTCGGAGATCGTCCGCAGCTACCAGGCCGTCACGCGTGACCTCCGCTCGCACCTGAAGGCGATGACCGACAGGATCGCCGCGGCGGAGGCCGCGGGCGAGGACGTCGGGCCGTCCTGGCTGGTGCGCGAGGAGCGCTACGCCGCGCTGGTCGCCCAGAACGAACGTCTCACCCTCGACTTCCTGCGGCAGGCGCTCGGCTCGATCGAAGGCACGAAGCGCGCGGCGATCGCGCAGGCTGAGGCCGACGCGCCGGAGGCGGCACTTGCCGCGGCGGGCCCCGCGCCCGCGGGAGGGGCCGAGCTGGTCTCGCAGAGCTTCTCGACCCTGCCGCGCGAACAGCTGGCGCGCCTGGTCTCGACGGCCGGCGACGGTGGGCCGCTGGGGGCGCTCCTGGCGGAGATCGCGCCGGAGTCGACCCAGGGGGTCAAGGACGCCCTGCTCGGCGGGGTGGCGCGCGGCGCCGGCGTGCGGCAGATCGCCCGCGACGTGCGCGCGGCGTCCGGCATGGCGCAGAACCGCGCGCTGCTGATCGCCCGCAGCGAGGTCCTGCGCGCCTATCGCGAGACGTCGCTGGAGAGCTTCCGCCGATCCCAGGTCGTGAACGGCTGGATCTGGATGGCCGAGCCGACCGCGTGTCCGATCTGCAACGCGATGCACGGCACCGAGCACACGCTCGACGAAGTGCTCTCCAGCCACCCTGCCTGCCGCTGCACGATGGTCCCGAAGACGCTCACCTGGAAGGAGCTGGGCTTCGATGTTCCGGACCGGCGCCCGGAGATCGAACCCGGCGCCGACCGCTTCGCCGCGCTACCCGAGGGCGACCGGCTGGCGGTGCTGGGCCGGGCGCGCTTCGACGCCTACGAGCGTGGCGACATCAGCCTGGAGGACATGGTGCGGCCGACCGAGAGCGAGCGCTGGGGACCAGGGAAGCGGCTGGCCACCCTCGAGGAGCTGTCCCTCGCCTGAGCCCGCCTCCGCCAGCCTCACGGGCCGCGGCGACGTCCCCCACCACTCACCTTGCGGCCTCCTGAGGGGGCGGGCCGCGAGCCTGCCTGGCGCCACCTTTCCGCCGGCCGGCTTCCCCCGTGAGCGCGCATTTGAGATCGGCCCGCGACTGCCGATCCGCGCTCCGGGGGCTGACTTCGCACGAAGACAAGAGCGACCGCGCGAGGCGGTCGCCGCTACCCACAGGAGGAACCGCGTGATGCGGCGATTTGCCCTGATGTTGGTCCTGGCCGTGAAGCACTTGGCGGCCGCTGTCCGACCCCGACGCACCGGCGTGATGCCGGGCCTCGAGGAACTGCTCGATCGAGCACGTGTCCCCCGCTCCGCCCCGCCGGAGCTACTCGAATTCGCCAGGCTCGCCGACCTCCGCATGGAGGACGAAGAGGACGACGATGACGGGGAGGAGGACGACGAGGACGACGAGGACGACGACTCCGAGGAGGACGACGACGCGGACGGCGACGACGAGGACGCCGAGGGCGACGACTCCGAGGAGGAGGACGAGGACGACGAGGACGACGGCGAAGAGGTCGATGAGTCCACGCTCGACCCGAAGGTCAAGGCGATCCTCCGGAAGGAGCGGAAAGCTCGGCGAGAGGCCGAGAAGAAGGCGAAGAAGGCCGAACGCGGCGCACGCCGCCGGCAGCGCGGCCGCCGCGAGGGCGGCAAGAAGAAGTCGGGGAAGCGCGAGAGGCGCGACCGCGACGACGAGGAGCGCGACGACGGGCCCGACGAGGGCACGGCGAAGCTCCAGCGGGCGAACCTGATCTCCGCACTGCAGGAGGCGGGTTACACCGGCAAGCGGGCCAAGACCGTCGCCCGGCTTCTCGACGACGTCGAGTACGACGACGACGACGAGCCGGTCGATCTGAAGGACCGCATCGAAGAGGCGGAGGAAGCGTACGGAAAGGAAGCCGTCCGCAAGTCCTCCCGCTCGAAGCCCGGCGGCACCGATGGCGGTGGCGGCGGAGGAGACGGCGAGAGGCCGTCGCTGACGGCTGACGAGCTCGAGGCCGCGAAGGCCATGGGCATGAGCGCCAAGGAGTACGCGCTCTACAAGGACCCTCAGCCGAAGATCCCAGCCAAGAAGGACAAGTAGAGGAGGATCGGCGATGGCCGGTTTCAAGTTCAGGTTCCGCCTGAGCGGCGCGGTGCCTTCGCGCTTCGAGCTCCCCTTCAAGGACACCGAGACGCTCCACAAAGGCGACCTGGTGAACCTGGAGGCGGGCGAGGTCGACCTGTTCGCGTCGGAAGACACGAACGGGCTCGGCGTCGTGCTCGAGACGAAGGCGGGGGTCGACTCCACCACGAAGATCGTCTGCATCGGTGATGCCGACGCGGTCTACGGGGTGGTCGACAACAACGCCCGCAAGAAGGGCGACACGCTCGACATCACGGGGGCCACCGGCGCCCAGGGTGTCGCGGCGAGCGAACACAAAGAGTTCGTGGTGGTGGCCCCGTCGAGCGCGACCGAGGAGACCCTCGTGCGCTTCAACGTGGGCAAGCACTGCGACAACAAGGCTCAGTAGAGGAGGTGACGACTAGATGACGATGATTCGAAACAACTGGCCGGTCCTGCTCCTGCCGGGGCTGCGGAAAATCTTCCACACCCGCATGCGGGAGACGGAGGTCCTGTTCAAACGGACGGACCTCTTCCCGATCGACACGTCGACGAAGGCCTCGGAGTCGACTCAGGGCATCGGGGAGATGGGCTCCGGGGGTTGGAACAACTTCCGGAAGACCCGCCGCCTCGGCTACGACGGGTTCGACCCGGGCTTCAAGACGACCCTGGAGCATCGGGTGTTCGCCAAGGGCATGATCGTCGAGCGGGAGCTGATGGAAGACAATCAGTACCCGAACGCCGGCATCCCGCGCCAGGTGAAACAGGAAGTCCAGAAGCTCGGCCGCTCAGCGGCGCTGCACCGCGAGCACTCGGCGGCCAACGTGTTCCGCAACGCGTTCACCGACGCGGGCGAGGACGACGAGGGCATGCCGATCGCCGGCTTCGACGGCGTCGGTCTGTGCTCGGAAGCCCACCCGCTCGGGCCGGAAAACGCCGCGACGCAGTCGAACGAGGGCACCCTGGCGCTCACCGCCGACAACCTCGCGACGACGAAGTTGCTGATGCGGGAGTTCACCGACGACGTCGGCGAGCTCATCGTGGTCGCTCCGGGGCATCTCCTGGTGCCGCCGGAGCTCGGCGACACGGCGCGCATCATCAACGAGACCGACCGGGATCTCGGGACCGCCAACAACGACGTGAATCCGCAGAAGGGTCGGTGGAAGATCACCGAGTGGGACTACCTCACCGACCCGAACGCCTGGTTCATGATCGACGACGGGCTGAAATCCGAGCACCTGGTCTGGTACGACCGGGTCGCTCCGGAGTTCGACTCCGAGGGCGACTTCGACTCGGGCGGCGACGCGAAGTACCGGGGCTACTACAGGTTCTCCCGCGGTTGGGACGCCTGGCAGTGGATCTTCGGGCACAACCCGGCCTAGACCCCATGTCCGATCTGGCCCGCAGG